ATATTAGGAGTATCTTTTAATCGTGCAGATATAACTCTACTAGTTAAGAGAAGTAATAACTTATTTCTTGAACGTATAAACTTATCTGTAGATGATGCTACAAACTATACTACTAATAACTTTAGTGTACATTTAGACAGAAGAGTAAAACTAGAAACAGGTGGTTTAACAGCTATACCTTATACTGATGCTAGTGTTATTTACATAGCTCAAACAGGTAAGGTTATACAGTTAAGTGATGTAGCAGCTAGACTAGCTAATAGTGAAGTAGTCTATGCAGGTATACCTTTTCTATTTAAATACCAATTCTCTGAACCAGTTGTTAAAAGTGGTGATAAATCTATAACAACAGGACAATTACATATAAGAAACTATGCTGTTGTCTATAATAATACTGGATTCTTTCAAGCAGAAGTAGCTCACTCAAGACGTACTCCTTATGTTAGAAACTTTACAGGACGTATTGTAGGTGCTGCTACTAACATTTTAAACACAGCTGCTATTGACTCAGGTACTTATCGTTTTGGAGTACTAGGTCATGGTGATGAAACAAGTATAACATTAAAAAGTTCTAGTCACTTCCCTTGTGTATTTCAATCAGCTGAATGGGAGGGTTTCTTTGTACTACGTTCTAGGAGACTATAATGAAAGCCTATGTGAGACAAAGCACCCAAGAAGATGTGGATTATCTATGTAATAATCTTAGACCTAAAGATAGGGAAGAGGTGATAGCATCACATGGCAGTACAAAGAAAGCTTTACAAACAGGATTAGATTTGTCTGACGAATGTTGGACATTTCTAGTAAAAGAAACAGATGAGATAGCAGGTATATATGGAGTAGCTAGACAGGATGACATGGTTGCCTGTGTTTGGTTACTTACTACACCTGCTGTTGAGAAAATATGGATAACCTTTTTGAGAGAAACTAAAAGATTGACAAAAGAATTAAATAAAAAGTATAGTATCTTGACTAACTCTGTTGATGCAGAGTACATTGTGGCTATTAAATGGTTAAAGTTTTTAGGATTTACTTTTATCAATAAACATTATTATGGGGGTAAACCCTTTTTAGAATTTGTGAGGATATAAAATGGCAGTTCCACCACAGGTGTATTTGCAAGGTGCTCAAGCAGTTTTAAGTTTTCTTGAAAAAGGAAAACAAGCTAGAGAGCAACAAGCTAGGTATGAACAAAACAGAATTAATGCAGTTGCTGCACGTGATTTAAAGATAAAAGCACTAAATAACAGAGCTATACAAGAATCAGAAGCAGTAGCAGAAGATAAGATGGCTTTAGCTATCAAAGCTCTAGAGACAAAAGAACGACAGAAGGTAGCTGCAGGTGAAGCAGGAGTAGCTGGTAAGAGTGTTAAACAACAAATCGACTTAACAGAAGCTAGAAAACTTAGAGGTATCTCAAAGTATGATGCCACTATTGATAGACTGCTTACACAAGTTGAACTAGAAAAAGCTGGTCTTAATGCAGAAGCTATGAATCGTATTAATGCTGTACAACAAGGTCAACCACCTAGTTTAATGGGTGCTGTTGTAGGTGCTGCTGCTAATGCTGTAGCTATGGATGTTAAATACGGAGATGGTGACTTGTTTGGGATAAAATGGGCAGGTGATAAAAGTGTTACAAATTTGAATGCTTTTGGAACAGCTGATAATATGACACCTATACCTAAAAATGATATATCCTTTGAAGTACTTAAATAGAATAAGAGGTTTAAATGGCTAAAAGAACTCCAGTTGCTAAATTAGATGTTAGTGGTATTTCCACTAAACCTGTAGCAAACTTAGTAGAAACTTATGTACGTCCTGCTCAGATTCAACCACAGCTTTCTCCTTTATCTGAATTTGTAAATGCTATAACTCCAGCAGTAAAAGCAGTATCAGATAAACAATTAGAAGAAAAATTAAAACGTGAAAGAGAAATAGAAAGTTTTAGACTTCAACAAAAGAATCAACAAATAGAGCATCAAGCTCTAAAAGCATTTAGTAGAATACAACAAGACTATGCATCTAATCCAGATATGTGGCATGAGCAAGAAACTTCTACTATTATAAATAGTATAGATAAAAATACTTCTGACTACACAGACGTTTTAAAACAAAAAGAAACTGACCCTTTATTAATAGAAAAATATCGCTATGTTGCAGAAGATGCTAAGATTAAATTTATAGCTTCTTTTACTGAAGGCAAAAGAAAGTATGAAATAAATAAACAAAATAACGGAATTTCTGAAGCATTTCTTGACCAAGAGATTGTAAACTCAAGTGCATCTAAAGAAGAACAAGTAGAAGCTATGATTAATCTTGTTAACAAAAATGCTTATACTTACCTTATTAAGGATGCTAAAGGTAAGTTAAAACCTGATTTTAAAAGGATTAATACTTTATTAGTAACAGCAGCAGAAGCTAAAGCTAAATCTAATCCTGATAATGTTTTATATTTAGCTGCAGAAAAACTAGGATTATTAACAAATCCTAAGTATGCTAAAACTATGAACGACCTTAAAGCAAAAAGAGCTAATCATATTCTAAAAAATTCTGAAAATGCTTCTCTTGCTTCTAATATTCAGTATTCTTTAGAAAACGATGTACCTTTAAACCTTATTAAAACAGACAGTAAAGGAAATAAAACAAAAGCTTCTGACATAGAAACAAGTGATGCTTTTCTTAAGTCTAGTTTTATGAACAAAAATGGAGTGATGACAAAGTTTTTAGATTTGTCTCCTTTAGAACAAGCACAAACGTATCAAAAATCACAGTATGTTCCTATACCAGCTAGAAACGCAGTAAGGATGAGCTTACCTTTTATGTCTGGTGATTTTACTCAGACTATAGAAACAAACGAAAAGATTCAACGGTCTTTAAATCAATGGAAACTATATACAGGAGTAGGAATACCTTTTGCTAAATTAGATTTAACTGCAGATGAGAATAGAAAATTTGAAGCTTTAGATTTATTGATGAATAGAGAAGCAAAACAAAAACAATATATTATCCATGAAGTTTTGAATGAGGCAGGAGACGAAAGTTCTGTAGTTGAATATACTGCTCCTGATTATAATGCTGCTGCTATTACAATTCAACAAAAGTTTGACGATGAGCTTTTACCTAAACTTGATAGTGATTTTGTAAAAGATGTTAAGAATGCAACAGAAAAATGGTTAGGTAAAGACCTTACAGATGTTCCAAGTAGTGCTATAATTCTTAGAGAAATTACAAAGGATGCTCGTTTCTTTATGGCTCTTGGGGAGGACAAAGAGAATTCTATAAAAAGAGCTTTTGCTATAGCAGATAAAAACAATCCTATTGTAGAAACAGGTGCTGGAGATAGTTATAGATTTACTTATTTAGCAGCAGGTGTTGCAACATTAGGTAAACGACCTGAAGTTATTTTAAAAGAGATAAATAAAAAGCTATTCACAAACCCTGCAATGCAAGCATATGCAAAAGAAACTGCAGATTTAGAAGCTGATGAATTTGATATAGCTATAAAAGCAGATGTAATAGACGAAAATAAAGTTAGAGTATATCTAATTAACAAAAGTAAGGAAAATGATTTCTTTACAGAAGTTCCTCTTTTTGACTCTATGGATAAAACAAAGATTTTAAGTGACCCTAATATATTATATAATGTGGTAACTAAAAACATGGAACAAGCTAAGTTAGCTGAAAATAAAGCAAAAGTTACTTTATCATATTCTACTCCTACTACTGAGACTGATGAGTTCTCTAACATTATTCAAATGATTAATCCTGAAAGTAAAGGACAATTTGAAAAGACAGTAGCTTTAGGAAAAGAAGGACAAGTAACACCTCCATCAAAAGGTATACTTAAAGATATAGGAGATGGTATAGAGTCTACTATTAAATATGTATTAAATTCTTTTGGTGACCCTATGGTTCAAAACTCAGAAGCAATAGGAGCTTTGTCAACAAAGTTAGGTAAAGTTTTAACTGACCCTATAATTAAACTTATTTCAGATGAAATAGAAAAAACTAAAAACTTTGAAGGTTTTAATACTTTAAATAATCAAGATGTACAAGAGGGTAAACAATCTTCTTTATTAGACCTAATAAATCCTATAAGTACAGCTACTGCATCTGTCTTAGATGAAACACAAGTAGGTGACTTTATACCTAGCAACCAACCAACAGGAGAACAAGTGACTATAGAAGGTAATACTACAGAAGAGAAAACTGCTAATATGATAGCAACTCAAGAAGGTTTCTCTAACACACCTTACAAAGACGGAAAAGATAGGTCAGTAGGTTATGGTTTTTATTTACCTGCCTTAGAACCTGATGAGAAAGCTTTGATTAAGGATGTTAATAATGTCACAAAAGAAGAGGGTGCTGCAGTACTTAGATTAAAAGTACAAAAGATTAGTAACTATCTAGACCAAGAGATACAAGGTTTTAGAAACATACCTGAAAAAGCACAGTCAGCTATCATTAGTATGGGCTACCAGTTAGGTGTAACTAACATCCCAAAAACTTGGAAAAAATTTACAGCACATATTAAAGAAGCAGCACAATATGCAGAAGGCTCTGTTGAACAAGCTCAAGCTTTAGCTAAAGCTAAGTTTGAAATGTTGTACAACGTAGCTGAAGATGGTACAATTAGCCTAAATAAATGGGCTACTCAAACCAAGAAACGTGCTTTTGAAATGGCAGAAGCTGTAGGTGAAGAGACTAAAGAGTTTGCTAATGAAGTTTCTTCTGGCATTATGGACTACATTTTTCCTAAAGCAGAAGCAGCTACTCTTACAAAAGGTGATACATTTAAGATAAATGAAAAACCTTCTACAGATACTATAGTAAGTATAGCAAAAGATAAAAACCCTGCAGAAATGGCTGTTAAACTCTTAGGTGTATCTGAGGGTAGCAGTGTAGGAAGAGAAGCTATATATGGTATGTGGGAAAATATAGTAGGAGATGTCAAACAAAAAGGTCAAAGTTTAGAAAACTTTGTTGCTAATAATTCTTGGTGTGCTCTTTTTGTAACTCAAGTATTACGTGACTCAGGTGTTGATACTTCTAAGTTTATTAAAACTAAAGACAAGTATGACTTTGCTCGTATTAAAACTTATCAAACAGCAGGTAAACCTGTCTATAATGGTTTAGCTCCTGAAGGACAACCAAGAGGTAGCTTTGCTAACGCACAAGCTGGTGATGTATTAGTTAAACAACATTCATCAGAAGAAAGTAAAAGAATAGGTAGCAAAGGTCATGCTGGTATAGTTGTTAAAGTTGAAGGTAGTAAAGTTTACTTTATAGCTGGTAACCAAAGTGACCAAGTACAACTTAGTTCTTATGATATGAATGAATTATCTAATGCTATAACTATACGTAGATTTACAGCAGATGATAACGTACCTTCTAAAGAGTTACCTTCTTTCTTAGATATGAAAGCACAGGCAAACACTACTAAGTTTAAGAACTTTATGACAAGTGCTTATAATTGGGTTACTAATAAATAAATAAAAAGGAAATGTAAATGTCTCAAATGACTCTTCTAAAAGATTTAGGTTTAGAGACAGCAGTAGCTGACGAAACTACTTTACCTATAGTAAGCACTGTTCAAGAAAGTGTTATATTAAATCAACAACTACAAGAAGCAGAAAACAAAGAAGTGGCTGGTTTTTGGAAAAGTGTTGGTACAGGTTATAAAGAAGATAGTCTTGTTTCTAGTATAATAGACCATGCTGACAAAGCTAGTGTTGTAGATGATGTACCTATAACTAATTTTACCCCTGAGTTAATCACAAGGTTAACTACAGGGTTAAACACAGAAGCAGCTATAGATGTATTAGAGAATGCTAATTCATATGGTTTTAATACTGCTATGAAACAAAGAGAGATTAACTTAGCTACTCAAAAAAACTTAGCTGAAATAGAAGAAGCTGGGTTTACAGGCACACTAGGTAGAATATTTGCTATGATGTTTGACCCAGCTGAATGGGCAGTCATAGCAGGTACTACTGCTTTAGCCACTACTTTAAGTAGTCCTATAGGAGGAGCAACTGCTCTTACTACTGGTGTTATGAAAAGAGCTTATGATGTTAAACGAGCTTTTAAAATAGGAGCAGTATTAGGTGCAAGTGAGAATGCTGCTTTTGAAGCTATTAGAAATGACGTTAGATATAATATAGATATAAATGATGTTCTAATAGCAGGAGGTGCAGGAGCATTAATAGGTGGAGGTTTAAATGCAGGTACTATAGGTTTTAGTAAAGCAGCCCAACGTGCAACAATTAACAATAAAATATTTCTTGGACAAAAACTAACACCAGCTGAGACAAAGTTTTTTGAGGCTTTTAATGAAGTAAAATTAACTGAGGATATAATAAATAAAGAATTATCTAATCCTGATTTTGTAGAAGCTGGTAGAAATCTTAATGAACCTAAAGGACTTCCAACAGAAGAAGAAATGGCAGCAATACCTAAACAAGCTGGATGGAATTTGTTTGGATTACGTAACTTAATAGCTACAGGTTCAAGACTATTAGGCTCAGATGTAGATAGAGCTAGGTTTGCAGGTAATGCTTTGGGCATGAATGCAGCTGGTTTTCAAGGGTTTGGTAAAGCTACTAATCCTAAGTCTGTTACTGAACTTATGAGTAAATATCAATTGCAATATCGTTTAGTACTTTCTACATTATTACCTAGAGAAAGAGCTAAGTGGGTTAAAAGAACAGGTTTAACTGAAGAAGAGTTTAATACTGCTTTAGCACGTTACATGAGAGGTATAGATACTGACGTAGGTGAAGAGGTAATTAAAGTAGCAAAAGAAGGCAGACGAGTAAAAAATGAATTGTTTGATGAAGCTATAACATATAACGTAGCTGGTTTTAATAGTGCACAGAAACAATTTATTGATAATTATTTAACAAGACAGTTTAATGAACCTAAAATTAATAACTTAAAACAAAAGTTTAATGATGACCAATTTGAACTTGTTGTAGAAAAAGCTATACGTGAAGGTCAGCCTAATATAGAAGACCAAGTTTTAAAAACATTAAGTAAAAAAGGTAAAACAAAAGGCAAGACAGACGAACAGCTTTTTGATATGGTTAATGATTATATTAGAAAAATGGCTAAGGGTTATACAAGAAGTATAATAAACCCTATCTTTAGAAAATCAGGTCTAACTGATTCTAGTCCAACTCTTAGAGAAGACATGGACAAACTTTTTGGAGACTTGTTTGATGAAGAAGCTATAGATGATATAACAGAAATTTTAACAAAAGCTAAGACAACTAAAGATTTTAAACGTGCTCATGCTCGTGTAATCTTAAATGAAGGCACTGTTATACAAGCTGTTAATAAAAATGGTCAGATGGAAGAACTTAGATTTAGTGATTTACTAGAAGAAGATGGTGAACAACTAATAAATTCTTACATCTTTCAGATGTCAGGTGCTATAGGTTTAGCTAGAAATGGTATTAATACTAATGTAGCAGGTTCTCAATTTGATATTTTTATTAAAAAAGGTATACAAGAAGAAGCAGCTGCTAAAGGTAAAACTTCAGCTGAAATACAACAACTTACTGATGCTGTTGATTTTATGTATGATGGTATCACAGGTAGATTAGCTCATAGAGGAGAAACTCAAACAGTACACGACTTTAATATAGCTCTGAGAGCTTTTAGTTTTGCTGTTAACATGGGCATGTCTGGTATGTCAGCTTTAATGGAGTTGACTAACGTTATGATGGAGTATAGTTTTATGACTATACTTAAGTCTGTTCCTCAGTATAAACAACTCTTTACAGATTTAACTAAACCAAATGCTGACCCAAATGTAATAAGGGAACTAGTACAAGCTCTTGGTTTAGGTAATGAAGTGGCTCTAGGTAATTGGTCTAATTTAACACGTATGGATGGAGAAGACTTAGGAAATACAATTACACAAAAAATTGGAAGTAAGACAGGAAGAATTACAGAGAAGTTTGCTTTAGCTTCTCAAAAACATGTAGCTTATTTATCTGGTCTTACAGGTGTTACACAATTCTTACGTAGGATGTCTATGTTACATTTTACTAATGAGTTTGCTTTAGCTGCTAGTAAAGGTAAATTACCTTTTTCTGCTATTAAAAGACAACAACTTGGTATAACTGACGAAATGGGTTACAAGATAATGCAGACCCTTAACAATCCTAAAATTGTTACAAGGAATCCTAATGGTACTATTAAAGAACTAAATATTCAAAAATGGGATAAAAATGTAGCAGAAGATTTTAGTGCTGTAGGTTTTAAAGATGCTAGAACAAATGTTCAGGAATCTGACTTAGCAACTAGTAATAGATATTTAAAATCTACTCAAGTAGGTAGGTCAATGTTCCAATTTATGAACTTTACTTTTTCATCTATGGAACAACAAAGCCAACGTTTAGGTGTTAGAATAATGGGAGGAGATTCCTTAGCAGTTGCTAAACTTTTAACAGCAGCTATGGGTATGGGTACTCTTATGTATGTAGCTAGAACACATCTTAATGCTGCTGGACGTAGTGATAAAGAGGAATATCTTGAGAAACGTTTTGAATGGCAGAACATTGTAGCAGGAGCAGCTTCACAAATAGGAGCAGCTTCTATATTTAGTTATATAACTCAACTTTCTACAGGTGTTTTAACAGGTAACTCTTATGCTATTACTCCCCCAGCTGTTTCTTTACTTTATGGAGCAGGTACAAGTATAAATTCTTTATTTTCTGAAGGTGACTTTAAAGAGTCTGAGTATAGAAAAGCTTTAAGGTTACTTCCTTATCAGTCTTTATATGGAGCTAGACAGATATTAAATTATACATCTAATCAATTTGCTAACTAAACCTAAAGTTACAACATTAATAACGAGGAATACAAATGCCATTATCATATGAAAACTATACTGGGGATAATACTACAACTACATTTAGTATCCCCTTTACGTACACTGCGACTAGTGAGATAAGTGTTACAGTTGATGGGGTAGCTCAAACAGGTTTGACTTTCCCTTCTTCTTCTCAAGTGCAATTAACCAGTGCTCCTGCTAGTGGAACTGTCGTACAAGTTAGACGTACAACAGATTTAACATCACGTGCAGTAGACTTTGCTTCTGGTTCAGTGCTAACTGAAGAAGATTTAGACAATGCTAACATACAAATCTTTCATTCATCGCAAGAAGCTGTTGACTTAACTGACGATACTATCCAAGAAGATGTAGATAGTAAATGGGATGCAGAAAGCAAAGTCATTAAGAATGTAGCAAATCCTACAAATGCTCAAGATGCTGCAACAAAGGATTACATTGAGAATACTTGGTTAACTCCTGCTGATAAAGCTCAGTTAAACTCACTTAACATTTCTAACCTTAACACTGTAGCAACTAACATTGCAGATGTAAATGCAGTAGCAGCAGATGCTACAGATATTGGTACAGTGTCTACAAATATAGCTAGTGTTAACACAGTAGCAACTAACATTGCAGATGTTATAACAGTAGCTAATGACCTTAATGAGGCTATCTCAGAGATTGAGACTGCTGCTGATGACTTGAACGAAGCTGTATCAGATATTGATACTGTATCTACTAACATAGCTAATGTTAACACTGTTGGAGGTGCTATAGCTAACGTCAACACTGTAAGTGGTGCTATAGCTAATGTAAATACTACAGCAACTAACATAGGAAATGTAAACACAGTTGCAGGAATATCAGGGAATGTAACAACAGTAGCTGGAATCTCTGCTAACGTTACAGCTGTAGCTGGAGATGCTACAGACATTGGTACAGTAGCAACTAATATTGCAGATGTTAATACAGTAGCTGGAAATAATGCAAACATTAACACAGTAGCAGGAATCTCTGCTAACGTTACAAGTGTTGCAGGTAATGCATCTAACATTAACACAGTAGCTGGTATTAATAGTAACGTTACAACTGTTGCAAACAATAATGCTAACGTAACAACTACTGCAACTAACATAGCTAACATAAATTCTGTAGCAGGTAACTCTAGTAATATTAATGCAGTAGCAGCTAATGAAACTAACATTAACTCAGTTAACTCTAACTCTACAAATATAAACACAGTAGCAACTAACATATCAAATGTAAACTCTGTTGGTGGTTCTATAGCTAACGTCAACACAGTGGCAAGCAACCTTGCTTCAGTAAATAACTTTGGTGAAGTATATCGTATCTCAGCTTCTGCACCTACCACATCATTAGATGTTGGTGACTTATACTTTGATACTACA